CCCCACTGATCGCCATCGCCACACGAGCTTGCTCGTATTGCGGTTGGTGTATACACTAACACTCGTGCTAGGTAGCCCTGATAAGGGGTTACTGTGCACATTCGGCTTTAGACTTCTGTCTTCGAGCCCTCTGTCATAAGGTGATTGGGAACGTTTCTCCGTAAAATAACGGAGAAGCATTTTCCATCCATCCATGACATGTGTGATGGTCTCTTGCACTACGTCGAGAACGCGCCACTCGAGCCTTTGCAGGTTCTTGTTTACGCGCCTTTTCGGAGTGCAACGAACTTGAGGTAATTCACTAAGGGATGGACATGCAAGATGCATGCTCTTTTCCGGGATAATAGGATATATATCCAATAATCCCCTTACGATTAAATCGTAGCAGGTGAAGTATTTTCGATCATACATCGCGTTAGCGTAAGCTATCCATGACGTATAAACGTTAGGGGATCTGCGTGATGACCACCTCGTCCTTAGTCGGACGGGTGTGACGTTTTCGCCTAGAAAGGCATCTACGCCACAGGATTCTCGGAAGAATCCGCGGTAGCAGCTTTTATCACGGTTGCAAAGCAACCCAACTGATTCGAGCCACATGATCGCTTCCTCGGCTTTCGCCGTTTGAACGATCACATCATCGCCATACACCAGGATGCTCTCGCGAGCATCCGCGTCCTCCTCAGCGGCAGTCAAGATACTCCATATAGTAAGCGCCAATACGGGAAAGCATAAAGCCGACCCCATTGGAGCGAACTTGTGCAGTTTTAAAATCTTGCCTGACGGAAGAGTTGTACTGAGGGATCTACTCGCCAAGAGACACCCGAGAAGGGGCTCTGGGAAGAGTAGTTGAACAAGGCCAACAGTTACACGATCGCTTGCCTCTTTGAGGTCAAGCGTAGCGTACCGACCATTTGATGACCCTAAAAGGGCCCCAAACTGGTTTGGTTGTTGGTCTGTGAAGTGGAGGTTGAACTTTATAAGTTCATGCCGTTCACAATGTCTGACTAGTGCTTCGCCAAGTCCTTGTTGTATCCACTGAAAAGTCAGTGGTTCGCAAGAAATCAAGCGAGGCCCTCGCGAGTCTTTCGGCACGAGTAAAACCCGAGCCGGAAGTTCCTCGTATCGTATCGATTGAATCGATCGATAATCATCACAGATGTGCCCCAAGGAAGCGTAGAAATACGAATCTAAAGGATACATCTGGACTAACCGCGGAGATACCGACGTCCAGTTATACTTACCCCAAAGGCGTTCGCGAGTTGCGACCGCCCCGGGTCCGTGTCTGGGCGAGATATCCTGCGGATCGAAATGGCGGAAAAGCTCCCATAATAAGAGCTTTGCACGCCTGAGCACGCGAGAAGCCTGGAGCGGTTTAATCCGCGCCCAGTCTCCTCTGCTGCACGGCCTCATTTCCGCAATTTTTCGGAAGAGGTCGTCAAACACACTGATGTCCTGCTCAGTTCTTTCGAACTGTTCAAGTACATCGTTCTCCGCTTCAGTAGTGTTCGGAAGCTCATACTTATATAATAAGTAACAGACTTGCCGAATACAGCGGACGCTAGATACACAGGGCCTTGGAAGGACCTGCCCGTCGTTTGACAATACACGTTCGAAGAGCGCACCTAAAAATTTAGGTAGCTTACTGCCAATGTTGGGTTTAAACCCAACGGAAGCAGAGTCGAACGAGCATTGCCCGGCAAGCACTTTATCAAAGTGCTTACCAAGACGGGGAAGAGTTTTCGTGAGAAAACCCATACCTTCCCGAGCAAAGCGGCTGTGAACCTTTCGTTCATCAAGCTTTAATGCTCGTGGTTTGAAAACTTCGCTGTGTAACTTTTGGAAGTCACGCAACAAAGCAACGATCAGACTTATTGTTTGATCTAGGCTCTTATCGGATTCCATAATGGTAATCCTCCTAGAGCATGTGCATCACTGCGTGATTCAACACGAGTACGAACTATGGCGCTATCCGACGAATCGGTACGTTCGTTACACCTACCCTCTCGAAGAACTCGAGTTCTAATTGCCCTTTCGGGTTATAGAGCTCAAAGCTTGGATTGAGTTTGGTGGAAACGAGGTCGTACGGGTCTCCGGCGGGTGCGTCACTTGGCGATACAATATTACCTTCAATATAATTCCGAAACAGTGAGGATTCAACGTTTAAAACGTTGGTCTCACAGTCGTAGGCTCTATATCCCAGGTTCTTTGACTCTACCTTCCCATATATACGGAAAGGGTGGGTCAGCGTCGGTATGTTAGTCGGTAAGGATTTCATCCAAAACCGAATCTCATAACCGTCATCTGTATTGCGAATGCTGAAACTGCAACACGAGGCTAATAACCCCGTAAATGCAACTAGAGCATAGTTCATACGACGCTGCTGTGTCCAAGTGGTAACTTTCATTGATTTCATATGATTTCATTGTCTGTCATCACGGACACAACAACGTAGTCAGCTCAGAGTAAAGAGGAGTCTAATCAAAGACTCCCTGCAATGAGCGCTGCAGCCCCCGTCCCTGTGCAGTCATAGTCAACTGTAGTGTCCGCGCCAGTATTGGCGAGGAAACTGATCAGATTGGCCAGAACGGCAACAGGTTCGGCGGATGTTGCGATATCTCCAACAGGGAGATCGCACACGACGTAAGCAGATACGGTCCGATTTTCGCCCGAAGTACCGACAATTGTTTTGTCGACACGACAGACGGATCGACGCCGCATCGCTGCACCACTACCTACCTCCGTATGTT